CAGAAAATGATAACGAAATACCGTATCTACCTTCTGAGACAAATGAACTGCAACGAGCAATTCTAATTGTCCTGGCAGCTTTGGATATCGAAAGATACTCAAAGTTTAAGTGCTTCGATAATGTGTGTTTTCTGGACGATCTTCTCGAATATACGAGAGAATCTGAAGAGGAGGTTGATTATCAGCAGGTCAGGGACTCAGCTGGGGCCTAACGGTGGGAACGTCTCCCTCCGGATCTGTCACGAATCCTTTTACAAGGAGAACGGACTATGCCCACACTTAGTGGACGAGATCAGGAGAGGATGCGGTATCGGCTTGTTGTGATTGGAGTACCCAACGCCTTCATAACACCTTATTTAGGTGAAGTGGAGAAGTGGGTTACATGCAACGGAATTGAATGGACCGTCGGAAGGCTGAAAAGCCTGAAGGTGGACATTTTCCGTCGGAAGGCCGGTTTAGCTCCATTAACTTGGATTCGCAAGAATCGCAAGGGAGATCTAGCCGGTCCGATTGGCGGTCTATTCCGTTGGGCGGACAAATCGGAGAGGAACTTTAAGGTTGTGGTGCAAGTCCTTATGTTGTACACCTTTTGGTGTTACGCAAAGGTTACTGCTAAGCAATTGGAAAAGTTTACCTCAGCAGTACAAGCACCTCCCACACAATTAGACCAAGATATCTTGGTCCGTGTATCCCGAGTGGCAAGAAGTTTTGCTACAAAGGTACCTTTGTCTGCTCCAAGCCCGATGTTGGTCTATGAGGGTTCTTCTGAAAAGAAGGCTCCTAGACCTTTTGGGCAAAAGAGTATACCTCAAGATGTTGCTGTAATGGATGAGTTATTCCATTTCAGCACAGACAGTGGTATGTACCTTTATAGTAAGTATCAGGAGATCTTTGATTCCCTTTTGTTAGGGTATCCAGCCAGAAGACAATGGCTGTCCAATTTAGGAAAAGTATCTAAACCTGATATTCACGTCGGGAAGATCGCATTCATCCAAGAACCTGGGGGTAAGCTACGTAGTGTTGCCTCCCCTTATAGGATCTACCAACAGGCGTTAAAACCTCTAGGAGATTTCCTGTATGGCGTTGCGAGGAGAATGCCGTGGGATTGTACCTTTGACCAATCTGCCGCCTTTGATCCAATTCGTTGTGCCCTTGAGAAAGGCATAACAGTCCATTCTGTGGACTTGTCCTCCGCTACGGATTTTTTTCCTTTAGAGATCCAAGTAGCAGTGCTCCGTTCTTTAGTCCCTTCTGAATCCCTTAATCATGTTGACCTTTGGGTTGACCTCTGTCGAGGAATCTGGAAGGCCCCCGAAAACCTTGGCTACATCAAATGGACCAGGGGACAGCCTCTCGGAATGTTTCCGAGTTTTGCTGCCTTTACTGTGTCACATGGATGTTTGTTGAGGTCGCTCCAATATGGAGCCTGGAACGGAGAATTCTTTGTAGTAGGTGATGATGTCGTCATATTAGACGATGGACTTGCCGAGCGCTACAAAGGTATGTTGGACAGAATTGGGTGTCCCTACAGTGCCGACAAAACTTTAGCTTCCGAAAGGATAGCGGAGTTTGCCGGTAAAGTGGTCACTGCTTCTGGGGTTTATCCCCAAATGAAGTGGCGGGAGTTATCTGATGATAACTTCCTTGATCTCTGTAGGGCATTGGGGAAACGCAGCCGACTCCTTCTCAGGGAACGACAGCGCCGTGTTTTTGACGCTGTTGCAAACCTAATGGAACCAATAGGTCTTAACATCTCTCTACCAGGTGATAACCTGGAAAAGATGGTGTTTAGGACACTAAGTTCTCCATTTTGGG